GGTACTTTTTCATTAGCAAATAATGTATTGATATTTTCATGGATCTTATACCTGGATAAAGCGCTACTCTCTGCAGCTGTCAACTTCTGGATCTCTACGTCGATTGGTACTGCTTCGTAAACCATTATCGCCTCTTCTTTTTACCAGCTGGTGTTTTCCTGAATGCTACAGCCATTTTCTTTAGGTTGATCTTATTGGATCGAGCGTATCGAAAGCGTGGTTTTTTAGAATTCTGTTTTACAAACTTATTCCAGGCTGATAGTTTACGCTTTTTTGGTTTAGGATTACCAGGTTCGTAAGCTCTCCTGGCTGTTTCACGGACCATCCCCATCCTGGTTCCACACTCTGGACAATACTTCATGATACCTGCTTCCCTTCCATAACAACTGTCATCTTACCAGTAGGACCAGTTGCCTGGACTAGCATCCCTGTGTTTGGTGGGATCGTATAGTATAGATTGGGGAATTGAGGCCCTACTCCGGCATTGATGATCAGGAACTTAGCGACATGCAGCGCCTCTCCGTTTCCCTGGATAGACCAGGACAGAGCATCACCTGCAGAACATCCGCTATAATCGAAAGAGACGTTAGTGACAACACTGTAGAAACGATTTGGTGAGATAAAGTCCAAAAGGGTTGTGACTCCTGCAGATAGATCTTCTTGTCCGCTCCAGGCAAAGACATGATCTCCAAAGAAGTTCAGAGTAGGCCCCGTCGATAGTGTCATAGAAGGGTACCGGTAAATATTCCAAAACTAGGAAGGTTTCCTGACAGTTGTGTAGATGCTACTATCTTAAGTGTTGTAAGGGGCGGTATTGTCAAGTATAATGGCAAAGGCACCGTTGCCTCACCATCCTGATAAGTGCTTTTTAATTCCACAACTAAAACATCATTAAAATAGACATCAAACCCTGTCATCTGATTACCGATCATATTAGTCATATCGAAGGTAATTTGGTACATACCCTCAATTATATATTTTCCCGTTGTAAATTCAAAGTGGGTGGCGCTACCACTGTTTAATGTGTGTTGACCACTATATCCATAGCATTTATTTTTTATTACGTTAAGAAGAGGTCCAGCCGAGGAAAATTGATATTGACTCCCTAACTCAGAATAGCCAATGCCCTCGGGCATTTTTACTCGAATGTGATCGTGCAGCTAGAATCGATAGTGGCTGCAGTTGTTACAGCTACCTGGATGTCTAAAGTATTACCAGAAGTTACGCCTAGTGCGGTCTTTTCCTGGACAACACAGTTTGCTACTCCAGTTCCACCACTTGCAGCTTGTGCAATTGCTGGACCCATAAACGTGGCATCTCCTTCCTGGAGTGCTGTTCCCGTTAATTTAAATCCTGAACAGAAGTCTGCTCCAGTTCCAACGCTACTTACTCCCATTGATATGGAAGAGATCTGTGATACTCCAGTTGGTACTACCAAACTCAAGCCAGAACTTGCGAACTGGTTATTCATGCTCTGAAAGCTGGTCGTTGCGCTCAACGCTGCCTCAGTTCTTGTCACGACAATTGCCAAATTATACTCCTAAAGGATCCATACTTGGTGTCATAGCGCGAACCTTGATCGGTCCTAGACTTGCTAATACGGGTGAACCCCTTGAAAATGATTTAACTGCAGCTTTCGCTACGAATGCTGAAACTAAAGTTTTAGTGATCAATGCTTTATTCTTTTTTGTTGCATTTGATAATGTCGCTATTCCATCATTCACATTACCTGCTAAAAAAGACTTCATTGCTGATCCTGCTTGAGTTTGATCTAATAATGCTAGGGCAGCACCGGTTTCAATTACATTGATTCCAAATTGCCTTGGTGCTCTACGCCTTGTGGCTTTTCGCCTTCGTACCATATACTCAGATATGAGTAGGGGTATTAACCAATTTTGGGTATGGCCTACTTCCTTTATATTTCAAACGCTTTAACTTAACTGGTGAGAATATGTCTAAAGACCAGAAATCATTTAGTTTTGGAAGCATTCCCGTTATGCGAGAAGTGCCTCCTGGCCTGTCTGCCAAGTTCCGATTCACGGGACCAGGCAAAGTCGTCGATACTGAGCTGTATGGAGAGAAGTTATCATTCCCGATCTCTCTCTCTTTTCATCCTAGTTACGACACCCTCCCTCCTCTACCAGATAACGTAGTGGACAGGGATAAGAAAGAAGCAGAACTAGAAGGGCAAACCATCGAATGCAACTGGCAGACCAAATGTCAGAGTGCTAAACAGTTAGTCAAACAACTAGAAGACTCTAGTGACAAATGGAATAAGGAACTCAAGCAACACTTTGAAAAGTCAGAGTGGCAGCTTACCAGGTTCGATACAGGCGCGTATTGGTTAGAGGTATTGTTCCCGTGAAGCGCAGGTGTAACCTTTGCCTACGCAATATAGATCACAAGCGTACTGACAAGTGGGACATTATCGATAAAGGATGGACTGTAACACTTTGTTACGATTGTCAAAACGTTATCGTTCGAGTAGTAGAAAAAGCCTAAGCATTACAGTCACTTTCCGTTAGAAGGACGGGGAGGGGTTGAGGAGGTGGTGGGGTAGGGTAGGCTATAAAAAGAGAGATTGGGCCGCTTATGGCCCTCCAAGGCCTAGCTTTCGGTCTGTTTTGGGCTTATCAGACCCTACCTCTACACCTTTTACGGCGTTTAGTAGGCCATCAACCCCCTGGCGTTTCATTAACATATCCGCAACGAACCCCATAATCGGGTTCTCCCTGGTTATCGCTTTGATCGTGGTTTGTCCTGTAGCATCATCAATCTTTTTGCTAGCTGCACCGATTGAACCAAAAAACGAGCTTTGGAACTGTTCGAGCTTTGTGTGAATTCTGTCTTCGATTTCATCAACAACACCTTCAAGGATTTCAAGGAGCTCTTCGTCGCTTTCTCTGCTCTTCGCCCATTCAATCCAACGATCCCTAGATAATGAAGCTACATATGAAGCAAATGCAAAGTAGAATATTGACCAGGCAATAAGATATGCCAGTAATTCAAAAGCTGAGATTACCAATTAACGTCCGCCAGGTATCGATACACAGGTCCAGTTACCAAAAGTATCTTTAGAAGCATATTCACCAGGACCACACATAGGTTTAACCTCACCAGTCTGAACAACGTCTGGAGCAGGGGGACCAATAGGTCCACTGGCTATCTCAATATCCTTAAGCGCTTCTATCAATACGATCAATGCACCTACATTCATCTTTTCACGTACTTATCCCAGAAGTCTGCAGCTTCTCCTTCAAAAAATCCAGTTGGTCCTGTAATACCAGGCCCTGCAATATCTAGAATAGCTTCTCCAAAGTCTTTAGTAAATGTCAAATAATTAATTGTTCCTTCTTTCCATTGAATTCCATTGTCCTGTTTACTCAGGGCTTCAAATATAAGTTTTAAAATTGTTGGGGCTGATACCAGGACAGCAGTTGCAGCCATAAGAGATGGTACTTTTTCATTAGCAAATAATGTATTGATATTTTCATGGATCTTATACCTGGATAAAGCGCTACTCTCTGCAGCTGTCAACTTCTGGATCTCTACGTCGATTGGTACTGCTTCGTAAACCATTATCGCCTCTTCTTTTTAC